AATTGATAGTAACTATTCCGCGACTTATTGGCCATGGATACAAGTAAGGGACGTTGATAACGCAACACAATTATATTTACCTCCAACAGGTGAAGTGTTGAGAAATATTGCTTTAACCGATAACGTTTCTTTCCCATGGTTTGCGGTTGCTGGTTATTCAAGAGGTTTAGTTAATTCAATCAAAGCATACAAAAAATTAACATTGGATGAAAGAGATGATTTATACAAAAACAGAATTAACCCTATTGCAACTTTTTCTGACACCGGTACAATAATTTGGGGTAACAAAACTTTACAAGTAAGAGAATCCGCTTTGGATAGAATAAATGTAAGAAGACTTTTGTTAAGAACCAGAAAATTGATTTCTGCAATTGCTGTAAGACTTTTATTCGAACAGAATGACGAACAAGTTCGTAATGAATTCTTAAGATTGGTCAATCCAATATTGGAATCAATAAAAAGAGAGAGAGGTATTTTTGAATTCAGAGTAACAGTATCAAACGACCCAGAGGATATAGATGCAAATACTTTGAGAGGTAAAATTTATATCAAACCAACTCGTTCATTGGAGTTTATCGATTTAGAATTTATAATTACCCCAACGGGAGCATCTTTTGAAAATATTTAAAAAATTACCCAGTATATTACACCAGTATATAAAACTAGATAATAAAAACTAGATAATAAAAAACTAGAACTAAATACTAGTATATACTGGGCTACTAAAATATAAATAAAAAAAAAGAAAAAACCAAGTGATTATAAAATTTTTTTATAGACAATTGTTCCACAATCATATATTCTGTAGATTTGTCTCTCTAACATAATTTTATGTTCGGTTTTATTTGTGATATCAAATCCTTGTTTTTTTAATATTTCTTTTCTAAAATTAAAACGATGATATCGTTTTTTATTTTTAACATACCAATATGTTGGTTGATTAATTGATATTTTTTCAAATTTTAATTTTTCATATAAATCTCCTTGGCTCCACCTTCTATCGGCATAACTTACTATTTCTTTTGGTGAATATTTCTTGATAAAGAATTTAAGTAACCTATCTGCTCCACCAATCACAATTGTATTTAATTTATTACAGAATCTACTCAATTCGTAACCATCATAAAACTTACCAATTCCTAATCTGGGTCTTGTAAATACCATCAATGACACCAATTCTTCATTTAAAAACAAACCAATATTAATTTTAGAATTTATTTTTCCTTGGATATGATTTTCATTTAAAAAATTACGGGAAATATTATTATTAACTTCTTTAATTGTACATTTTCTAGCAAAAATTTTATTTTTAGTTAATCCAAAAAGATTCATTAATCTAGATTTAACGATTTCTTTTTTGTCCAACCATTCATCTTCAAAAATATGTATTAGTTTTATTCCTTTACTTTCACATAGTTCGGTTTTCCTCAAATGATAATTTTTATCAACCTTTAACTCATTGTGCCAATATAAACCATTAAATTCTATCGCGATATTATGTGATGAAACAAAAATATCCAATTGATTTGGTTTTATTATTGATGTTGATGACGTTATTGTTTTAATATTATTCTCAAATAAAAAATTATTAATTTCTTTTTCCATTCCTGAAACGGACGATGTACACATAATACATCCATGATTTGAAATATGGTCATATGGTAATTGTTCAAAAATACCATGTTCGGGGCAAATAATTTTTACCTTAGTTTGTGAATTAATATATTCAACCAATGAATAATCATATTTTTCTCCGTGAGTTAGTTTTGAATCTAAAATGAATTCTTCGGCGGTTTTAGTTAATGAAATTTTTCTATCGTTTGTTGAACATATTGGACAACCATTACCATATAAATGTTTCGATGGTAATTGCTTAAATACTCCGTGTTCTTTGCAAATAATTTCAATCTTTGTTTTTGAATCAATATATTCAACCAACGAATAATCGTATTTGTTACCATGGGTAATTCTTGATTTTTTGATAAACCCGGTTAAATTGTCTTTTGGTTTCGTAATTAATTTTGAACATATAGGACAACCTTGTCCTTTCATATGATTTGTTGGTAGTTGTTCAAATACTCCGTGTTCTTTGCAAATAATTTTAACTTTTGTTTTTGAATCAATATAGTCAACCAATGAATAATCATATTTATTACCATGGGTTTTAACACATTTATTGATTAACTCAAGAGTATTTGTGGTATATTTTGAACACAATTTACATTTTATTCTACCTCTTAAATGTTCTCTTGGTTCTTGCTCAAATACTCCGTGTTCTTTGCAAATAATTTTAACTTTTGTTTTTGAATCAATATATTCAACCAATGAATAATCATATTTATTTTCATATAATTTTTTTGCCTTTATAACAAATTTTTCTCTTTTAGTAAGTTTTTCCATTATCACGATATTTATAAACATACAAATAGAAGTATAATAATAAATATAAAGAAAAAAAAATAAAATGGCAGATTTATTAATGAAAATGCCGGTTCCATACGAACCGAAACGTCAAAATAGATTCATTTTAAGATTCCCATCTTCATTGGGAATCAATGAATGGTATGTATCGTCCGCGGCTAGACCTTCGGCAAAAATAAATTCGGTCAAGATACCATTTTTAAATACCGCAACATATGTTGCTGGTATTTTTGAGTGGCAAGAGATGAGAGTAACTTTTAAAGACCCAATTGGACCTTCAGCCGCCCAAGCGTTAATGGAGTGGTTCAGATTACATGCTGAATCTGTTACAGGTAGAATGGGATATGCTGCTGGTTATAAGAAAGATATTGAACTAGAAATGTTAGACCCAACAGGTGTTGTTGTTGAAAAATGGATTATGCAGGGCACATTCATTACCGATTTAAACTTCAATGAATTAGATTATTCAAGGGATGAAGTTGCGACAATTACTTGTAGTTTACGTCCAGATAGATGTATTTTGGTGTACTAATTCAAAAAAAATAATTATTTCAATAGAAAGGGTCTTCTCAAAAGGAAGACCTTTACTTTTTTATATAGTTTTGTATTTTATAATAGTTATAGTTAAAAGATAAATTTATGAATGACATATTTAAATTTGAACCAATCGAACCACTAATTGAAAATAGATATATTATCAATATTGTTGGTACATATATTCCTCAATTCCTTTTTAGTAAGTATAAAATTTACAATGAGGGAGAAGAATTAATTTTTACCACAGAATTTTATGAAACAGTAAATTTCACATTTAACCCAAAAGATTTTTTTGAAATCACTGGTGTTAAAATAGATTACCTTTCACCCATTGGTGAAGTAGTAAGTTCTTTAGAATTTAAAATAAAAGGTTCAAATTTTGAAAAAGAACAATCGTATTCAAATAGTGAATTACAAACAAACAAACTTAAATTTATCATGGATAAAGAATCAATACAATTAACGTCAAAATCAAACGAAGAAAATGGAAGAATTTAAAATAGACCCAAACATTGCATATGACGTTGTTGAATTACCTTCAAGAGGTATTTTTTATAAAAACAGAAAAAAATCAGTAAGAGTAGCATATTTAACCGCCGCAGATGAAAACATATTATCTTCATCAAACTTAATTCAAAACAATACTGTTATTGATGAATTGTTAAAAAGAAAAATAATTGATAAAGATATTGATTTAGAAGAATTAGTGGATGAAGATAGAATGGCGGTTTTAATCTTTTTAAGAAATACCGCTTTTGGTTCTCAATATAGTTACAAAATAATTGACGGAAAAACCGGTAAAGACTTTGATGTTTCTTTCGATTTAAGTGAATTATCATTTAAAGAATTCAATCTTGAACCAAATGAAAATGGGGAATTTAAATACACAACCAATATTTCAAAAATTGATATCACTTTCAAATTTTTAACAAAAAAACAAGAAAAAGAAATTGAACAAATTGAAAAAAGTTGGAATGGTGTCGGTGCTCCACCAATTATCACAAAACAACTTGAGTTTATGATTAAATCAGTTGCCGGTAATAAAGACCCAATGAATATCAGGAATTTTATTGAAAATCTACCAATTAAAGACTCTCAAAACTTTAGAAAATATGTTAGAGAAAATAGACCCGCAATTGACCTAAAAAAAGAAGTAATGACCCCATCAGGAGAGAATATCCAAATTGTTATTGGATTTGGGGTCGAATTTTTTCGCCCTTTCTACGGAAT